GGTGCGGGGAATCCTGGGAGCTTGGTTAGTGTATCTCGCACGTAGTCGGCCTCATAGCCTAGGCGCTGTGCGATCTGTTCAGGGGTAACGTAGTCGTCTGTCATTGCTTGCTCTTTATCGCTGACACTGCGGCTTCAACTATGAAGAACAACATTCCAAATGTCGTCATCCATAGAACCACCCACTTTTCATCAAAACCACGTAAAAGCAAAAAGCCGTACAGAATCCACAGCGCAAGGCAGGCCAGTTTGTCGATTCCGCTCATCCTTCCCCCTTATCCACTGTAGGCCCAAAGGGCGGGAGAGGTAGCCACTGGTGGGGCTTGTTGCCCGGAAATACATGGTGCGCGGCGGACGTTCCCCGGAAGTACCACATTTCGCAGTCATCACGCACGATCCTGTGGCAGTCGCCGTAAACCCATTGGCCGTGATCCAAGCGGCGAGCAAGAAATGGGGAGCCGTCATCCGGCGCACTCTCCATATCTCTCCACTCCAGCGCTTCTTTAAGGGCTTGGCGGATGGCAGATTCGATGGCGCTTTCAGCATTTTCTGCCGAGGGCATTGGCTTTGCAAAACAATAGATCAATGTGTTTCGCGCAATCTCTCGGATTCTCTCGTCTGTCAGGCTCATGGCTGCTCTCCTGTCGGTTGCTGGCCTGGTTCCTTTAGGGCGCGGATGATCTTCCCGCATTTTTCGGCGGCAGATCGTGCGGCTTGGCACTCGCTCATCTTTGCGTACTTGCTCATCACTTGTTCGCTGCGGTACTGCTCGCAGGAAAGCGCCGCCTCCTCCAGCACCGCATCCCTACCGTGCAGGGCGGCGCTAATAGCGGGTAGGTTCGTTGCAACAAACCCCATCACCTCCAGTGCGTCTTGCAGCACCTTTGCGCTTGATCCTTTGTCGTCCGCAACTTTGGACTTGGCAATCAGCGCTTCCAGTTCATCAGCTAGGCTCATAGACCCTCCGACTCAGCAATACTTGCAGCCATGCAGAGAGCAGTTGAGCGGTGATCGCAATCAAGGCCAAATCGCGGCTCTATTGGGTCTCCAAATTCGTCACCGATCCACAACTGAAAATATAGTTTCGCCTCATCATCTTTCCACGGCAGGCAATCCTGCCAACCAATGTTTGGATATTTGAATGCTGTTTCCGCAGCCTTACGGAACACTTCACTTAGCTTCATGCCGCCCTCCGCTTCAACTCCTTATCCAGATCGTAAGCCTCGCGGAACAACTCAAACTGCCTCCACGCCCCATCCAGGTTTCCAAAGAATCGGTGTTCAAAGTCCGGGAAGTCTTTACTAAACCGCAAAAGGTGAAACCCCTCGGGATTCATATCCAGCGGCTCCCATGTACCCATCACAAGGCCGTGAGTCATCAGGTGCCCATACGCTGCCAACTGGATCAGATAGTCCTGATAGACAGCGTTTGAGGTTTTCCAGTCCAGCAGCACAATCTGCCCGTCAATCTTTCCGATGGCATCGGGAGTCCCACCAAACTTGTGCGTGGGGCTGACCAGTTGAATCTCCTGATACTTGGACAGCAACTCAACCTTTGACTGATTGGCCCATGACACAAACTGCTTGTAGGCATTTGTGGCCTTGTCCTTCATATCTTCGGCAGCCCCATTTAGTACCGTCATGGCATCTTCTCCATTGATGTGCTTCTCCACCATTGAATGCGCCAAGGTGCCAATATCAGCGGCTTTCTCGGCTTGTTCGTATAGGTGGGATGCGCCTGATTGCCCTTGCTTGAAAGCCCACTGTAAAAGGCCGCCAGAGTCCTTGAAGCGACCGATTACAGTGGTGGTGCCCGGAATCCGAGAACCATCAGGCAGGAAATAGCCTTTGCTTGGGGTTGGCATCAGAAAGGAATGTCGTCGTCCATGTCGTCAAAATGCCCTGACGGCTCAGGCTTTCCGGCGTTTCGGAACTCATCGGATTCGCGGATAAAGTCCTTCATCTTGTCCGAGAGTTTGTCAAACTTGGATTGATCAAAATCGGCAAGCGAGAACACAAACGGACTGTTGATTGCTTCCGGGCAATCCATGCCATCCGGCATCGGGTTGACGCTTTTTACGTTGGCATATTTGCCATCTTCCGAGTGAATCACGTTAAGCATGGCGGGACGACCAACAACCTTTTCCAAATCAAAGCCGCCAGCGTTATCCAACGCTTTGGTATCAAACTTTTTCCCATACCACGATTCCAGGTCGGAGCGAAGCATGGATTTCTCGTTGTGCGACAGCCCATAGCGCTTGCCGATAATGAAAGGCTTTCCAGCGTTGTCGCCTTCTTTCATCAGGGTGCGCGGAAGCTCCCAATAGACCCATGCAAGGCGCTGCTTCTTGCCAAAGGTCGGATTCATGTGTGTTCCGCAGTCCACAATCTTGTAGCAGCGGGCCACATGCATTCCTTCAGGGGCCTTTTCAAAATCGCCGCCGCCTGCATTACTTGTCTTGATTGCCATTCTTCGTCCTTTCGTCTACGCCCGTCGCCCAACGCAACAGGCTCATTTCATCTTCGGTCAGTGTTTTTGCTACTTTGTCCAGAACAACGGCGATCATCTCCTGCTGTTCCTGTTCTTGCTGCTGCCATGTGTGGTCACTCATGATCGTTCTGCCTCCACCCGCGAAATATCCCTCTGCCAGAACCGTGAAGCTCCTGGTTCAATTCTGCGTTACGCTTATGCAATGCGTCGCTCTGTTCTTCAAGCTCAACCTCCCGAGCCTGCAAGTGTTGAATTACATAAGCTGCCTCAAGATCGTTTTCCGCAAGCAGTCGTTTAACAATTTCTTCAATTTTGTCGTTCACTGTTTCCATCCTTTCTGTGTTTTCTTCCACTCAGGCGCAAGATAAGGACTACATGCGTTGACCCGTATCTGCACCGGCACATCATCAAGAGAGGCCCAGCACGTTCTGTAGTCGTTCCTGGTTAGTGCTGCCTCCAAATCCATCCCGCACACCGCACCAATAACAAAGCAGGTAGCGCAGGCGAGGCAGGAGTAGAGGAATGTGCGGGGAGTCATGCTTCGTCCTTTGCCTCTTCCAAAGGCTTCGGGATGATTTTGATATCAAGACTGCTTAGCGCTGCCCCAACGACAAACTTGTATTTGCGCGACCAAAAATGAATCGCGCCAGACTTAAACGCCATGTCTGAGCGAACATCGCTGACACTGATGTTTCCTAAGCGCGAGGGGATAGGCGTATGCCACGAAATGTCATCGGTACACGAGGAAGCAATCTCCACGGGCATAAGGTTGCGAACCCCAATGATTGCCATTGCCGCCCATCCGCTGTCGTGCTTCTTTTTAGTGGACACAATCAGAACGGAGTCGTATTCGGATTCCTCGCCCCACTCTCTCTCAGGGAGCGCCATTAGCTCCTTGTGAGTCCAGTCGTTAAGGCGCTTCATACCCCACACCCCGCACGAGTCAGCCAGGGAGCCACAATAAGCACAGCAGCCACCACAGCGCAGACTCCATAGATAACGCCATCTAGGTTCACCGTAGGCGGGTTCCCGCGCTCTTTCTTGGCGACATGCAGGCACAAGCCAATAGGCCAGTCACGGTGATTCCACTTGATGAGTACGGCTTCGATGTAGTGGGTCATGCTCCCTCCTGTTCGCTGCGGGCTTCCTTCTCTGCCCATTCGCCAATGTTCTCCATCAGATACGCATCCGCATCAATAGAGCGTGTGTCCTGCACATGCGGCTCGATCCGGCCCAGGTAGATCGCAAAGAACGTATCGCAGAAGTCCATGTACTCCTTGTCGGAGAGACTGTTGCGGAAGTCCGAGAAGTCCTTACCAAAAGGCGGCTTGCGGTATCCCTGCACCTCTTCCACAATCTCCTGCGCACGGGCATCTATAGGCGCTTGTAGAGCCTCCAGACGCTCCTGTTCTTGGTGGTAGCGTTTGTGGTCTGCGTTGAAACGGTCGGGGGTCATGGCTCAATCTCCGGGCCGGTTACGGGGATGGCGATGTAGATATATCCACGCTCTCCTTCGGCTACGGATTTGGCTTCCGTCTCAGTGCCATAGCTGCACCAACGCTGCGCCCCGTCTCTGTCTTTCCAGCAGTTGACATACCCAGTCTTTCCTGGCTTTGGGCCGAGGCGGAGGTATTCTTCGACTTCTTTGGGGTTGTATGCGTATAAGTGCTTTTCTGACCAAGAAACCGCAACATGCCCGGAATTAAATACAATTGCTTCTTGTGCCTTGGAGCCATCTGCATAATACACCGGAAACCCATCAGGATTAGTGACGGTCTGCGCTTTTGCAGGGTCAAATGGAAAGAGCTTCATTTCTGTTCCTCCCGTGAGGCTGTGAGCATGGCGGCGTAGTTTTCTTCAATACTTCCCATCAACCCTTTATTTGCTTCGGGATTTTTAATCCGACCAAGCGCAAGCTCTGCCCATGCGCCGATCATCTTCTCCGTAGGCTCCACCGGCACAAGCTGGAAGCCGGGAATCTCTCCACGGGCAGCGCACTCAAGAACGTGTAAAGCTGCATCTGGTACGTAGCTTGTGCGCCAGTTATTAACTGCCTCTTTCAGCTTCTCGTTCATTTCGTCACCTCGACAATCTTTGCTTGCTGCTCGTACTTGCGCAGCGCCTTTGTGAGCATCTTCACGCCATGCCGAACGTAAGCCGGGACTTGGTTAACCTTGGCCGCAGCCTCGGTCACAATTTCGCCAGCTTTCTCTGGAGACGCAATCTCACTCTCAACGCACCATGCCGCGCCCTTCAAGTAGCCGCGCTGCATATCTTCATCAAGCATCCACTGGCACCGCATCCACGCCAGCACAAGGCGTAGATGATTTACCTCGGAGTCCTTAAGGGGCATCGCCGCACCATCGTCGGCAAGAATCATCTGGGTGTTGCTCATTTCGCCTCCGCAATCCTGTCAACCAACTCAATACCGCCCAACCGATCACCCTTGAGAACGTCAATCACCACCATCCCAAGCGTTCTGTGATTGAGCACAACGTTGTAGGCAAATTGCCACTCTGAGCCCGGCTGATTGGGTTTGTCGCGTGACACAAAAGCAACGTATGCATTGCTTTCCCATGTTCCCGGCCCGCATGATTTCAAGGCGTCAGGCAACCATTTGTGCATTGGGGCTTGGCGCTTAACGGCACTAACCAACATGCGCGGATAAAACTCGGCTTGGCTGCTCATTTCGCCTCCAGATGGTCATAGCCGTTACAGTGCTGTTTCTCGTGATCTGCCAGCGTTTCCGGCTTACCGTTCAGAGTGCGGATAGCGCCAGTAGGGGAGTACATAAAAGTCCGCTGGGCAACTTCCAAGGTGACGGACGAAATTACCAAGCAGTAAGGCCCGTTGGGTCCGTCATTCAGCCGGAAGATGCAACCCGCCTGACCGCGCACGTACTTAAACGAACAGCGGCTCATAAGCTCGGACTCGTCAACCTTTTGCCAGACCATCGGCAGAGGTTGTGCAACCTGTTTCCAGGTGGTTGAGTCATACGATCCGGAGAACATTGCGCACCCAGACAGAAGGGCGGCGGCGATGATGGTGGCGTGTTTCATTTGCAGACCTCCTTAGCCTCGCTAGCAACTCCATGCCAAATACTCCCACCTTCGTCAGTTGAAGCCCATTCAAATCCAAAACAAAGCATTCCTCTTGCAGTGAAGTCGCGCCAAGAAAATGCGCTTTCCAACCTCTCCGACGCAATAACCGCAATCTCTTCCGGCACTCCCTTTTCAATCAGCAAGTCCCGGTATTCGTAACGCTGTTGGCGGGTGATATTCATTTGTCATCCTTTATTTCGAGGGAGGCGAACACCCGCTCAACTGCGCGACGAGCCTCAAAGTCAGACGAGTTAGCAAAGATGTGATTTGCGATCTCCAGCAGCCTCGCCCTATCCCGCTCAAGCTGGCGAGCAAGATCAACGCCAACAACAAAATGTCCTCTACCGTCTTCCCATGCTGCGTCGTTCGTGATCGGCGTATTCATCGTGTCTCCTGGTTGTGAGCGGTCTTTGTGGTGGTGGCCGGTGCTGATCTCCGGCTTACCCGGTGTATCCTTTCGGTCCTCTTAAAGCATTGCTGCGATTCCTCGCATGGATATGGCATTACCCACTATTGCCGGTATCAACAGCGCATCAGCCTGCGCATTCACCACCACAAAAACCGCTTTATCTACTTTCCCGCGACCTCTGGCCGTGGCGCTCGGGATAGGCCCTTTGTGCTTTAGTAGGTTGGGCCGGGGTTGCTGCTATTGGGTTGCCGAAGCAACACCACTCAAGCCCACTCACTGAATGGGCTTTGGTGGGGTTACTTGCGAAGCCCGAGGTCGCGCATGGCTTTCAGTTCAGCTCGGCCATAAGGAACAAGACTCCCTTCCGCGTTACGCATAGCTTGGCCGCGTTCAGCAGGCCAAATCATTCGCGGCTTGAGCGCAATAGCCGTCAGCCGATCTGCTTGGGCGCGTCGCTTTTGATATTCACCGAAAGATTCTCCTTGGTTGCGTTGCATTGCCATCTCCTATCTGGTTAGCCACCTAGCAGCGAATGTGCTGCATCGGTAAATGCACTATGAACCTGACCGGCAATAAAGTGAAATTGTATTTTCCAATTGAAAACGCGCTTTTGATTGGAATCTATCATTTTCATTTTTTCCAGCGCTGTGCCAATAATAGGCCATCATGAAAAAACTGCAAGCACGATTTAAGAACATGGACTGTCCCGCGTTGCGCCAGCTTTCCAAGAAAACAGGCGTGAGCTTTTCGACCATATACCGAATCAAAATGGGGATGGTTACAAAGCCTCGGGGTGATGTTGTGGCGATACTGTTGAGGGCTACGCGATGATTGTGGTGATTGATGGCAAGAGCTAGGCGAGTAGATGGCAACCAAAAGCGAATCGTTGACGGACTGCGAGAGGCTGGTGCTAGCGTATATGTCGCGTCAGCTATCGGGCGAGGTGTGGCAGATTTGCTGGTCGGCTTTAGGGGGAGAAACTATCTTCTCGAAGTCAAAGACCCCTCAAAGCCCCGAGCGGACAGACAGCTTACCCCCGATCAAGTGAAGTTTCGGGATAGCTGGCAAGGGCACTACGCCGTAGTAGAAACGTTGGAGCGGGCGATACAGGAGATCACATGCAGCCTCTAATCCGCCTTTTAGACAACATCCTAGTCCTGTTAGGATGTTGTGTTGTCCTGGTGGTGAGTAGCGTCTTAATCGCGTTCCTGTGGGCTGCTAATGGCATCCTGCGCTGGATGAATGGGGGTGAGTGATGGAAGAGGACGCAGAGATTCAATTCCTGCTAAATGTCAGGAAGGCGTGGGAATGCTCCATGAAGATGTTTCCCGGAGCTGGAACGCCAATCGCTGAGATTATGCGGATTGACGGGGAGATCAATCGGCTGAGGTACGAGAAGTTGCAAAAACCGCTTGACGACTCCCCTGGAGTGTGATGTATGATTGATTCCGTTAGTGTGGCAGCTAACGAGCCTGAGACCAACCCCGGAATGTTTAGAGGGGCGATGTGGTTAGTGAAGCGGACTCAGGCCCGCCAACTAGCTGCCTTGCCAAGGGCTCGCCCCTCTAAGTGTTTCGGGGTTTTTCTTTTGGCTTCTCGGGAGTTGGACGACGCTGTACCGAGTGACACCGCAAGCGGCTCCAAGCGGACTGACGGGTTGTTAGCGAAAGGCAAGAGACCTGGAGAGGATGGCCGCGCACTGGCTAGTAAGTCTTGCTTGTTGGGGTTTATTGTGTCGCTAATCCCCAGCCGATCTGACGAGGCATGGCTCCGTCGGGGGAAGCTAGGAACCTGTCTGAATCAAGACAGGGTTAGCTTTCTCACGTCCTCAGCATTCACCATCGGGGGAAGTTAAGAATGGTAGATATAGAGAAGTGGGAGAAGTTTCTGCGGGACATGGACAAGAGCCGACCGTTTTGCTATCCGGCGATGGAGCCGCGTGAGCTTGCGTACCTGATTGCTTGTTACAAAGACTGCCTGGAGCATGACAAGGCGATTGCCAAGTTTTCGGCCATGTTGCGCGACCCCGATTCAGGGCTTGAGGAAGATGTGCGCGAGGCATTGAAGAACATTTTTGATGAGGTATTCCCCGAATCACGCGGTAATTAACTCCCTGTAGCCTAATGGATCAGGCATCCGGCTTCTATCCGGACAGATGCGGGTTCGAGTCCTGCCAGGGAGGCCAATTTTGGAGGATAGATGGAATTTGAACTCACCCCCCAACTGATAGCCTGGGGACAGGCCCACGGTTACGCGGAGCGCGAGCTACAGGCCCACCGGGATTATTTTTTGGACTACTTGGCGAACAAGAGCGGTAAGCCCTACAAAGACCTGAATGCGGCGTTTCGGAACTGTGTGCGGTCGGATTGGGGGAATATCAGGCGGCAGATGGTTAAGGCTCCTGTAGCCCCTGTAAAGCAGTGGTGGGAGACCGCGAGCGGGATAGAGGCGAAGGGGGCTGAGTTTGGGTTACAGCTTGCCGACTTTGCGCATTTTCAGGCGTTTCGGGCTGCGGTGATGAGTGAGGCTCTGGTGCGCGGTGTTCGGATTTCTTAAGGAGAACCAGATGAAAAGATGGCTTAGAGTGCTATTTACCCCGTCATGCTGGCTGCAAAACAATACGTACAACGCCGCGTTTGACAAGTGGCTGAGGGCAAGACTTGCCGACAGCAATTTTGAAAACATAGGAATTTATCACGCAACCATTGGCGGTGTCAGATTGTGGGTTGCAAATCACCCTTACGCCAGCTTTAATCTTGAGGAAGGGGTGTGTGGCGGGTATCGGCCCAGTAGGGCTACCGTCCTTGAGGCGATGGATGCGCTAATGATCCAAAGGCTTGAAGAGTCTATGGTGCGCTCTGAATTGATGACTCGCTATGTCATCGATAAGGCAAAAGTTGTGCGCTAGGCCGGGAGAGTCGATGGAAGATTACTTGAGGAGGGTGGCGGGATGAGCGAAACCAACAAAATCATTCAAAGTTATGTGCACAAAGATGATAAGTGTTTTTTTGTCAGCACGATAAACCGGCTCTCATCTGCGATGTTAAATGCTGAATGGATCTATGCTGAAACGATGGTTTGGAATTGGGATGAGGGAAAGCACGACCGGGGCGAGTTAATTTGGCAGGGAGAGGACGTAAAGGACGGGACTAATACGCATTTTCGCGCGTGCAAATCTCTGCTAGAGGCCGGAGTTATTGGCGATGACGATTGACCGCGACAAAGCCCGCCAGATGCTCTCAGACATGCAGAGAATGGGAAAGAATCCCCCTACAAGACAATGGGCCTACGATCTGGTGAACAGGTGGGATAGCGGGGATAGGAAGCACATCACCCCTTGGCCGCTACAGTTAGCCAGAGAGGCGTGTAAGGCAGATCAATTTGGGCGAATAGAGGAGATGAGCGATGGCTAAATTCTTTGTTGGTCAGCGGGTTAAAAAAGTGCGCCATTCTCGCCACGACAACGGCTATAGAGTGATAGAGGTGGGCTGCTGTGGCGTAATTGTTCGTGCTTCAGATTGGTGGTATATCGGCCCTGAAAAAGTAGATTGGCTGGTTAAGTATGACGGTTGCCCACTTGAATGTGGCGCAATGTCTTACATGCTTGAACCCATCACCGACACCTGGGCGCAAGACAAAGTAGCTCAGCTTGTTAAGCAATGTATGCCGGTGGCCGCATGATAACGCTCACTCTGAAGTTCCCAGAAGAATCCCTCCCCAGACTTCACGGAGAGGATGCAGCCCGGTTTGTGCTGAACATTTTGAAAGAGAACCCTCAGTTTGCGATCCGAGCGGCAACAGAGGTAGAGGTAAAAGGCCCGACAGTAGGGCGGATTGTGGAGCAGCGGTGATGAAGAAACAGCAACACCGTCACCACACTGCCTACGGGTGCTTAATGTGCTTCCACAGCCGCATGACAGGCCCTAACACCTGGAAGTGTGTGTTAGGCCATAGCGTGAAGGCGGGGCGGTTGTGCGGTGTGTTTGAGGCGGCTAAGGGGAGGCAGGTATGACTAAGTGTGATTTATGCGGAGCTGAGTGCAAGCACGATGAAACTAAATTTTTGCGGGAAAGCTTTAAAACTAAAGATGTAGAGGAATTGTGTCCTGCGTGTGCGGATTGGGTTAACAACCTAAAAGACGCTATGCAGTTAGATATACCGAACAAGGTAAAGCGGGCCATTGAAGAGGCCAAGAATGGAAAGCCAGTTACAAAAAAACGAAATCGTTGGTTTACCTGGGCATGAAACAAATCTACGTTCTCTCCCACAACACAGCACGCGACCGCGCTAAAGAAGCCGTACTACAGGCTCCCGAGGGCTACCGAGTAGTGATTGAGCCGCCGAAGCGTACAGGAGGCCAGAACGACATATTCCACGCTTTGTGTAACGACATAGCGCGGGACTGCGAACATGCAAAGCGGAAATGGTCGCCGGAGCAATGGAAGGTGCTGCTGGTGTCGGGCCACGCAATTGCCGAAGGGCGCGGCGCGGAAGTTATCGCTGGCCTTGAGGGTGAGTTTGTGAATGTTCGGGAAAGTACCTCACAAATGCCAAAGGCCCGCGCCACCAGTTTGATTGAGTATGCGCAGGCGTATTACGCGCACAACAGAAAGTCGTAGTGTGAACCAATCCTACACAAAAGCCGAATGGGATCACTTGGGCCGAGTAAAGGAACTGCCCTGTTCGGTATGTGACGCGCCCGGCCCTGGTGACGCTCACCACATTGAGCAGGACCAGCCCTATACGTGTGTGGCTTTGTGCCCCGACTGCCACCGATACCCTAACGGCTGGCACGGCAAGAAAACGATGTGGCGGATAAAGAAGATGGACGAACTAGCGGCGCTGAACGTAACCATTAGGAGGCTGATGACATGACGCAAAACGAAGCACTACTGGACTACCTGCAAAAGAACCGCTGCATCACCGTAAACGAAGCCGTCCGAAAACTTGGCATAGCTTCCCCATCCAAGCGCATATGCGAGATTCAGGCGATGGGCTACCGCATCCACAAATTCACCGAGAACGTGAAAACGCGGTATGGGAAGGCTAGGATTGTGCTTTACTGGTATGGGGGTAAGCGTGCCTGACAGATCGTATATAGAACAGCGCTTAGACCAGATTGGGCGGCGTCCTCGCCCTCGACCAACGGCCACCAACGCAAAACTTACCCCCGAAGCGGTCAAGATTATTCGGGCATGCCCGCCCATAGTGACCAATCAGGAGCTTGCCAGAACTTTCAAAGTCACCCCGAACGCTATACGGAAGGCAAGACTGGGCGAAACGTGGTCAGAAAAGCCCCAGAAAGGCCCCTAAAGGCGCGATAACGACCCCGACGCAGCGAAGGGTTACCATATCTCCATGAGCGAGTTTGGCGAGGTTCAAGAGCCACAGGAACACGATTCCGTAGGCTAGCCCCTTATAAACGAGGTCACGCATACAGAAACCCCTCACGCTGGCGGCAGGCCAGAAACGCATCAACAACCCCTTGCGCACCCAGGATCACAAGGGCATCGAGCAGTAGAGCATCGGCTTCGGGATGGGCGCTAGGCCCGGTCAAAGCCTTTAGACTTGCTTCAATTTCGGTGACCAGATCGCGCACCACAGTCCCCCGCAATTCCTGGGAGACATAATGGGTGCGCTGGCCGTTGACTGAGATTAGGCCGTTATCGTGTAGGGTGATTTGCATGGTTTATTGCTCCTTGCAGGCAATGAAAGCGCAGTCTTCCTTGTAGTTTAGAGTGCAAAAGGCGAATTTTTGCGGGCTTCGTCCATACGGCAAGGCATCAAAACCCCGACAAAATCATCATGCCCATCAAGCGTAATCAGGCATCCTTGCGCGACCAAATCGCCATTAGTGCCGGGAATGCCGTTATAGGCAACGCAAACCTTATATTTGTCGTTTTTCTTGCCGTGCGCGGTTTCGTACACATCTTGAAAAAGTGAGGCAAGGCGGGAATCGCACGGCGTATAGTTTCCCGTGCAACTGGCCGGAATGACGCGCCGATAGTCCGGGAAAACACCTGCAATAGCAGCAAAAGCAGTTTCGCCGAGCAGATACCGGCCATCGGGCAGGGATTCAAGCATAACGGTCGCGCCTTTATGCTTTTTCAGGGATTTGACGGCATCATTGGGAATGATGATCCGAAAATCTGCCGTTTGAGGTACGGCATCCTCATCCTGACCCTGGCAGTCCCACACGCCCAAAACATGTCCATCGGTGGCGATGAGGCGATAACCTTTGCCAGCAAAGTATTCAAGGCATACGCCATTCAAGTAATAGCGCACATCCTTGTCAGCGGAAAGAGAAAGCAGGGAAAGCAGTTTTTTGGCATCAATGGCAATTTTCATTTGGCAGGTTCCTTAGAGGTTAACGCCAGCAATGCGCAGAGCATCCAGCACGGCAGATGGGTTAGAACAACGGGACAGGATCATGTCAAGCAGGGCGGGAATTTGTGGGTTCATGCTTCAACCTCAATTGTCCATTCCACGATTTCACTTACCAGGGGCCCACACAGCACTTGCCCGGCCGCGTTATAGCAACAGCGCATAAATACGCCGGGCAGCGGCGGATATTCCTCGTCCTGAACTTTCACGACGCCATGGACGCGATTGCGGTAAATGTCAAAAGTGCCGTCAGGGCGGTTGATCTGAACGCGGTAAAGAATGGTTTGCATGGTTTATTCCTTTTGGGTTAGTGTTTAGGCTACTGATGGGCGAGCATAGATTTATTGGCCGCGTTCAGGGCCTCTTTGGCGGTTTTGTACTGCTTGCTATTACAAATCCACGGCGCTCCCTTGTACTTGCCTTGCCTGTAGATATAACCAAGAGCAATAGCCTCAACAAAACTCATCATCTTTGGCTGGTTAGGATGTGTCATTATTTTGTTCCTTTTGGGTTAGTGGTGACCAATACAGGTCAAATAGCCTTATGGGCGGCCATTGGTCAGGCCAAGAATGGTTTGGGCAGTTTCTTGGCGCATTGTTAAACCTCAATAGTAAAGGTTGAAAGAAACGCAGAATGGTCAGCGATGATGCCGCTTGGCAGTGCATCCAGGCGCATGTAACCGTAGGAATTGACAAATTGCTGACGGATGGTTTTCAGCATTCCCAAAAACAAATCGGAATTGGCGTATGCGCCATATTTGGGATGGGTGCGGAAAGCGTGCATGTCGCAGTGCAAGCGCTTAAACTCAGGAACCCGAACAAATTTGTAGGCTAGTGAGCCATCCACATTCATGCATTCCTGAACCTTTGCCTTAAACTGAATCGTTGCCATTGTTGCCTCGCTGGTTAGTGGTGACCAATACAGAGCATTCCCCGTACCAAGTCTGTAACCCATTGATTCGCAACGAATCAGCAAAATCCCGCCCCATCCAGACGTGACGCAAAAGGTAAATAGTTGACGACAATTTGCGGCACATGGTACAAATCCACCTGTGCGAATACCGCCGCACGTCAAGCCAAGTAGCGGGAAAGCGGGAGTCCGGCGCTCCCAGGGTAATAGGTGACTGGCCTACCCGATAAACGGGCGACACATTGTCCGATAAACGCGACCAGCCTAAATAACCTGCGCCTAGCGCGTAGGCCGTGACTGTATGGAAACAATCGTAAGTCTGACTGAGGGTCTGGAGCATTCATCAAATGAACTTGGATTCAGTACCCGATCACGCAAAAGCCGGACTCATCGCAATGAATGCCAATAAAGCATTGGCAAATGTTCAGCCCGATGAAGTTCTCGACATCCTGAGAACAGGACAGTCTGTCTCCCAAGTCGCCAAATCCTACGGCATCTCACATCAAGCACTGTACGAATGGCTACTTCGTCATTGTCCTGACCAATGGGTTGCAATCAGTTCTGCGCGTTCTCTCGTGAAGATTGAACAGGCAGAAGAGCTTGTGGATGATGAGAACTCGGATGGTCTTGCAATCACTCGTGCACGCGAAAAGGCGAGAATGGCTTTCTGGCAACTTGAGCGTACAGCCAGGAAAATGTACGGTCAGAAGGATGAGTCAGCAAATGGTGTGAATATTCAGGTAGTTATCGCACCGATGGACGCAGAGCCTGGTGTCACAATCGAGCATGATGCAGACCAGTTGCAGACCAAATAATTGGTATTGTTGTGGCATGGTCAAGTGGTATGCAAGTGGAGTGGGGGTGGATGTCCCGATGGTGGGGTGGGTGAGTAGGGAACCCGACGCGTAGGGATTGATCCCCGTCCAAACAATCCGAGTTGCAATGGACTTGCGATGAAGTTGCGATGAGGGTGGGGGTGGGTTTAAGTGGTGGGTGACTTGAAAAGGGAACCCGTGAGAGTGTCTTAGATAGGAGGTGGTGAAATGGCTACACCGGCAGAGGTACAGGCTGCGTTAAGTACGCAGGTGATGGGCGCGACGATTCGTCAGGCGTATGAGGTGTTGAGTGATGCGACGAAGTGTGCGTACTATGTGTTGGGGGGTACGGATGCGCCTGGTCGTGCGAGGTGGTGTGTGTGTACGGTGGCTGATAATGCGGCGACGCAGGCGGCGAGTATTCTGACGCAGTTGAGGGCTTAGTGCAGATTGTTCTGCCGTACAACTGGAAGCCAAGGGAGTACCAGAAGCCGTTGTGGCGGTATTTGAGGGGTGGTGGGAAGCGGGCTTCTGTGGTGTGGCACCGGAGGGCTGGGAAGGACGAGGTGTGTTTGCACCATGCGGCTATAGCTGCTCATCAGCGGGTGGGGAACTATTGGCATATGTTGCCGGAGTACTCACAGGCCCGGAAGGCGATTTGGGAGGCGGTGAATCCGCATAGTGGGAAGAAGCGGATTGATGAGGCGTTTCCGAAGGAACTCAGGAAGTTCACTCGTGAGAACGAGATGATTATTGGGTTCCACAATGGGTCTACGTGGCAGGTGGTGGGGTCGGACAATTATGACTCGCTGATGGGTACTACGCCTGCTGGGGTGGTGATGAGCGAGTTTGCCCTGGGAAACCCGAGTGCCTGGGGGTATTTGTCTCCGATTTTGATGGAGAACGGGGGGTGGGCGTTGTTCATCTCTACGCCTCGTGGGAAGAATCACTTTTACCAGATGCACAAGTACGCTGAGAAGCGGGATGACTGGTTTAGTGAGTGTTTGACTGCTGAACAGACGGGTGTTTTTACGAAGGAGCAGCTGGACGAGGAATTGGCCCGGTTACAGGCGGAGCATGGGGACAGTTACGGGCGGTCTTTATGGATGCAGGAGTATTTTTCGTCGTTTGAGGCGGCTATTCCGGGGTCGATCTTTGGGGAGTGGCTGGACCGTGCCCAACAGCAGGGAAGAATCACGGAGATTGAGTGGGAGCCGTCTATTCCTGTTGAAACTGCTTGGGATTTGGGTCGTGCGGATGCCACTGCGATCTGGTTTTACCAGTTTGTGCATGGGGAAATCCACATTATTGACTACCACGAGTCCACGTTGAAGGACATGGACTTCTATGCGGACTTGCTGAAGAAAAAGCCGTGGGCGAGGACGTATGGGATGCACTGGCTACCCCATGATGCAAGGGCGAGGACGTTGGCTTCTGGTGGGGAGTCGATCTACCAGCAGCTTTATAAGCATCGGGTGGGCCAGATCAGTATTGCGAAGCGGATTGACCTGCAAGACCAGATTCAGTCAGCCAGAAAGACCTTGCCCCGGTGCTGGTTTGATGAGACGGCCTGTGAAAAAGGCATCAACGCTCTCAGGAACTACCATTATGAGTGGGATGAGGACAATCGGAAGTTTTCGGATCGTCCGAACCATGATTGGTCGTCCCACGGAAGCTCGGCTTTCATGACTTTGAGCCGTTCCTGGAAGATTCCTGTTGAAAAACCCTCTGAATCGGCTATGATGCGACAAATTTTGGCACAAAATCCGAGTGCTCAGCGGTTCGGAGATGTCAAAAAGCGTCACTTCAGCGCAATGAAGGCCAGGAGAGAGCAGTGAACCCTATTATCGCCCCGCAGGTTTTGGGTAATGGACTGAATGTGACATTCAGTGCGCCTTTGTCGGTCAGTGGGGCGCAGGGATACGCTCTTGGCCTGCCTGTTTTGACGACTGCCACGGCTGCGACTGATGCGACCAATGGTGGAAGCAAGTATTCCTACGATGGCCGGTTGATTTGTGTGGATGCAACGTCCGCTCTCCCGGCTGGTGCTGTGAATCTGGGTGGTTTTGCGTTTAGCTCCACGGGGGCTTTGTGCGTGACCACGGGGGCGCAGTCCAATGCTGCGTTTATCCAGGGGATTCCGGTCAGGCAGGACGGTGCGGTACACATATCCACAGGTTTTGCATTTGATTTCTTGGAGAGTGCAAACCCTCTATTCCCGTCCGGGACGACTTCGGTCAGTGTTTCTGCGAACCGCACGTACATTGAAAGTACGGGGCTGGTGACTCAGCAGACGGCGAACGTCTGGCCGCTTTCGTACAACCCGCAGACTTTGGTGGCTCGTGGCAGGCCTTCGTGGCTGGGGGCTACGAACCTGATTTTGCAGTCTCAGACGTTGGATAACGCTTCGTGGATCAAAACGCGGTCTACGGTATCTGCGAACGTGGTGACTTCTCCCGATGGGACGACCAACGCGGAGAAGATGGTTGAGGACATTTCCAACAACTCACACTACAACGAGCAGGGAATCACAAAAGCGGCTTCGGCGCTGAGTTATGTGTACTCGGTTTTCTTGAAAGCGGCGGAGCGCGGTTTTTTCAGGATTCAGGTGCTGGATGGAGCCTCAAACGGCGCTTTTGCTGACTTGAACATCTCAACCGGAACAATCAGTGCTGCTTCGGGTATCGGCGGTACGCCTTTTACTTCACTCTCGACTTTTATTGAGGCGTACCAAAACGGCTGGTATCGGGCAAACCTGATTTTCACTACCGGAACCAACACAACCCTGACTTGCTTCAACGTCATGGCGAACTCGTTGGGTGGGGTCTCGTATCAAGGGGATGGGGCGAGCGGATTGTATGTCTGGGGCGCAGAACTCAAGCAACAGAACTATACTTCCCCCTACATCCCGACTGTGGCGGCTGCTGTCACGGCTGCTGCGGACACTGCAAGTCTTGCGCTTCCTTCTGCGTTCAGTGCGACAGAGGGGACGTGCTACATCGAGTTCATCCCCTCGGTGACTCAAACCTCTGCCCCGGTGGTGGTGGGTTTTGATGACGGCACCAACAACGAGCGGATGCAGGTGTATCTGACCTCTGGGAACGTCCCGTCCTTGTTTGTGGTGGATGGGGGCGTGACTCAAGCCGACATTACGACCTCCAGTGCCGCGACCAACTTCGCCACGACGAAAGTCGCTTTCCGGTACAAAGCCAACGACTTCGCAATTTGTGTGAACGGCGGTACGGTGCGAACGGACACGTCTGGAACTTTGCCGACCGTGACGACGATTCGATTCAATGGGGTGGCGGGTCAACAACTGAATGGGTGGCTGCGGAAGTGCTATTACTATCCGGTGGCGCTGACTGATGCTCAACTTGTGAGTATGACGACATGACGAATTGGCGCAACGAGATTCAGATGGCCGAAAAGCGGGAGAAGGACTACCGCAAAGAGGGCCAGAAGATTCTGGACATCTACACCGGGAAGAAGAAGTCTCCTTTCAACATCCTGTACTCGAACACCGAGACGATGATGCCCGCGCTGTATTCAGCGATTCCGAGGCCCATCGTTTCTCGTCGCTTCAAGGATGACGACCCGATGGCGCTCCATGCGAGTCGTGCGAGTGAGCGGGTTCTTGAATATCTGCTGGACACCAACACGGAAGGCTATGAGACGTTTGATGAGGGAATGCGCTTCGCTGTCTTGGATGCGTTGCTCCCTGGTCGTGCGGTCACGTCTGTCAAATACGATGCGGAAATCGAGGAAACGGAACCTACTGAGGGCGAGGTTGACGCGTACAAGAAGGGCGAGTTGGTCTGCATTTCGAGCCGAGCCTGGAACCGTGTTCTTTTTGGTTATGCTCGCAAGTGGTCGGAAGTGCCTTGGGTGGCTTTTGAGGATTTCATCGACAAGAAAGAGGCGGTGAGGCTCTTTGGCGAGCAGATTGCCGAGAATCTGGTGTTCTCGGACGAGAAGGACGAGACGGACGAGGAAAAGCGCGGGGTACGAGAGGAAGAAAAATCCGGTCGTAAGGTTGCCCGCATCTACCAGATTTGGGAGAAAGCGTCTCGGAAAGTCATCTACATCTCAGATCAGGCGCAGGACATTCTGAAAGAGGAAGATGACCCTCTGGAAGTCTCGGGGTTCTTCAACATCCCGAAGCCGATGATGTTCATGGAGAAGTCGTCGGATCTGACTCCAACGGCTTTGTACAAGCTCTATGAGGAACAGGCCGGGGAACTGAATCGTATTCAGCGACGCATCAACAAGCTGGTTGAGGCGATCAAAGCGCGTGGTTTGTACGACTCGTCGCTGGGCGGGGATTTGGCCGACCTGATTCGTGCCGGTGATAACGAGCTTGTCCCTGCGGACTCCAACTCGTCCCTCGCTGCGGAAAAGGGCTTGGACGCTGCAATCTGGTGGATGCCGATTGAGCAGCTTATCAACACCCTTACCCAACTGTATCAGGCTCGTGAGTCGTGTAAGCAAGTCATCTATGAAATCATGGGTATCTCGGACATTCTCCGTGGTGCTTCGGTGGCCTCTGAAACCGCGACGGCTCAGAACATCAAGAGCCAGTGGGGATCGCTCCGCTTGAAGCGTATCCAGCGCGAAGTCCAGCGTTATGCGCGTGACCTGATGCGGATCATGCTGGAAGTGGCGATCAACAAGTTCGATGAGGAAACTTGGGCCAAGATGACTGGCCTTCCTTTCGTCACGACCGAGCAGCGTCAGGCTGATGAGCGTCTATTCCAGATCGTCCAACAGCAGATGATGATGCAGCCGCCTCCGACGCCGGGGCCAGATGGTCAACAACCGCCCCCGACTCCGCTCCAGCAGGAGGCTCAGCGTCTACAGGCTGAGCTTCAAAAGCCGGTGTGGGGTGAGGTTATTGGGTTGCTCAAGGATGACTTGGAGCGCACCTACCGTATCGACATTGAGACGAACTCAACGTTGGAACCCGAGGCTGCGGAAGATCAGAAGGCAATTTCCGACATGCTGGCTGCTTTTGGTCAGGCCATGAACGGCTTTGGCCCGATGATCCAGCAAGGGATGCTGCCGTTTGAGGTGGCGCAGACGCTTCTCTTGGCGATCTGTCGTCGCTACCGTTTTGGTCGTGAGCTTGAGGACTTGGTGAAGGGAATGCAACAACCTCCACCGCCTCCTGACCCGAATCAAGCCAAAGCACAGGCAGAGCAGGCCAAGATGCAGGCCGAAATGCAGGCGGAACAAGCCAGAATGCAGAACGAAGCTCAGATGGAGCAGGTTCGCGTACAGGCAGAGCTTCAGAAAGCGCAAGGACTGGCTGAGATTGAGGTTCAAAAAGAGCAGGCTCGCCAAGCGGCTGAGACTGAGCGTTTCCGCCTTCAGCTGGAGTTTGACCGTCGCTCCGAACAGGCAAAACACGCTACGGATACGCGCATCGAGCAGGAGAAGATGCAAAACGAACTCAAGAAGGCCGCGATTCAGGTTGCCGGTCAAATTGTGACTGCCAAGATGGCCGCAGAGTCAAATCCGGAAGAGGGCGAGGAAGTTGAGGCCGAGGAACCTGACCGCATGGCCGAGATTTTGGCCGGGAATCAGGAAGTGCTGAAGATCACCCAAGACTTGATTAAGGCTGTGACGGCTCCGATCAAGCACGAACGCGACCCCAAGACGGGGTTGATTACCCAATCTGTCCGAGTAGGAGTATCAAATGCCTAAGTCCACCACAACCTGCAACAGCATTGTCAATCTGATGTACCGCGCTACGGCGTGGGCGAACGTGGCGGACAATGCTGCCGCATCCCCGCTGACGAATACTTACGTTAGCCTGCACACGGCGGACTTGACTGCCGCGACAAACCAGCAAACCGAGAACGAAACGGCATACACCAACTATGCGCGGCAGGCGGTGGCTCGCTCAACTGGCTGGGACGCTGCTTCTGGTGGTGCCACAGACAACGCCGCAACGATTAGCTTCCCGCAGTGCGGGGCCACGGGCGCTACTCTGACCCACGTTGCAACGGGTACTGCGGTTAGCGGCGTTGGCAATGTGTGGCACTACGGCGCGCTTAACTCTTCGCTGGCGGTGGCGAACGGTATCACCCCCCAATTTGCTGCTGGCGCTCTGACTATCACCGAATCCTGATGGACAAGCGTACTGACCACGAAAAGCGGATGTGGGACATGATTGGCCCCCCGCTGTACTACTCAAAGGACTGCTTGAAGGCGGTAACCGTGAGTGGCGACCCGCCTGTTATTCATCGTCCTTGTGAGGACTGCAACTGCGAGGTCATTGCCCCACGCAAGGCGATTGCTACGGGCAAGGGTGGGGCCAGCATGAAAACGAAGGTTACGCTTTCTTGGTGGAAGTTGAAGGCGTTGCTGACTGGACGGTGCGCCTGATGGGTTTTCTCTCGGTCAGCGACTATGCGGGCGCGGACGAATCGGGTCAGGTATGGGTGACTCAGTTTCGCAAGGCTGTTGCGTCTTCTGCGACGACGACTAACGCATGGATTGACTACTCGTATTTTGCGGGAAGTCCCCCTGCGAATTTCTACGCATCAACTCCGCTTGAGGCGGCAGAACTTGAATCGTCGCGGGGTATTTATGTTCCGGCGACAGACCAAGTGCTGAAAAACCTGATGCTGATGACTTCGGCATCGGCGGTTACCTCAACCACGAACGGACGGCAAGAGGTGATGCTGGCGGATTATCTGATGTACTACCCGTTCATTGATACGGATGCAATTGGCGAGGAACAGACGCTGACCAACGGCATCACGCTGCCGCGATATACCAGCGGGCAGGTGATTGCGGTGGCGCAATCTGCGGCTTCTGCTGTTGGGCAATTCACGTTTACCTACACCAATCAGGACGGCGTAGGCGGGCGGGTGTCGCAAAACAACTTCACCTTTGCTGTTGCGGGCGGCGGTCAGGTGGTTGCATCGAGCGGTGCTGGCGCGTCCTACAACCCTATCTGCTACTTGCAGGCGGGGGATAGCGGGGTGCAGTCAATTGAAAGCGTGACGTTCACCGCTGCCGGTGGCGGGCTGATGGCGCTGGTGATTGTCAAGCCGATTTTCAAAGGAATTGTTACCCAAGAATGCCGCCGCACCACGTCCGGCAACTTGGAGAGTTACGGCGCATGTGATGAGTTTTCGTCATTGATTCATCACGCCAAAGCCCCGACGATCAAAAGCGGGGCAATTTTGAATCTGTTTGCCGCTGGTTATGCCGGGTCACTGGCTAGCTCTACGCTGGTCGGCATTCTCGAAACCGCTTGGAACTAGGAGCAACCTATGGGCTTTACTTCGCAAGACGACCTGATTAACCAGACCACGAATAACGGCAAGGGTGATTTTGTCACCTCGACCAAAACGCTATCCTCTGCCGGAACCGCAGGGGCGTGGACGCTGCTCGCTGGTCATGCCGGATACCCGCCTGCTGCCACTTTCACCGGCACCGATCTGACGTATGTCCCCACGGACGACACGTGGTCAGAGGGTGTTCTGTACACGGGCGGGGATGTGTCGCCGGGGACAAAGCACTTTCTCACTGGCGGCGCTGCTTGTGTTGCTGCTGCTGGCGCTCCGTGGTACATCATGGCGATTGATCTGGTGGGATTTGTTCCGCTTTCAGGCACCAACGTATCCACCACGGGCACCAAGACGGTGACCATGACCGCAATCAGCAACACCGGCTCAAAGGGTGACCGCTACGCGAACGGCCAGGGATTGCGCCTGTTTGTGGCTGCTGATACCGCGCTGGGTGCCAACGCGCCTACCTGCGTCATCAACTACCTCGACACTGGCGGCGCTGCTGGTGCCACCACAACGTTCACCTCGACGGCCTCGCTGGGTGTCGGGCAACTGCTCAATACCGGCGCTGCCGCAAACAAATACAACCCCTTCCTGCCGCTCGCCGCAGGTGATACCGGCGTGAGTGACATTGTGAGTTTGGTCTGGTCAGGCACCGCGCACGCATCGGGCACCGTCATCATCGGCCTGTGCAAGCCGCTCTGGACTTTGCCCGTGCCTGCCACCGGCCTCTACAGCAAAGCCGATTTTGTGAATGCGCTTCCGAGCATGCGAAAGATTCCAGATGGCGCGAACATTCAATTCTTGCTGTTCCAGACTGGCGCGACGACTTCTGGCGGCACGATCAACGTAGATTTTGACTACGCCTACGGCGGCTAACATGGCATTGCGGCAAAACGGATTCCGTGATGCGTCCAGTGGAGTGAAATTCACTGGCGCTACGGCATCCAACAACGCCTACCCCTACACCGCCCAAGCAAACTTCTGGATGACGGGGCCAATTCGCAACGTGGTGGCGGGTGAGGCGATGGATAACGAGTTGGTTAGTTATCCTTCAGGAAACCGTCACCCTAATTGCTGGATGATGCCGCAGAAGCCGGGGGCGCTGGCGAGCCGAAACGTGCTGATTGGCGCTGGTTCTGCTGGCGGCACCGCGCTGATGGTCAGGCTTGCAGAGGCGGGGCTTACCGGCTCGGGCGACCTGACCGCCACGGGTGGTCTGATTGTGCAGCTTATTGCTGCGATCAACGGCTCCGGCGAGGTGTCGGATGCCGATCTGAAAGCGTTTTTGCAACTGGCCGCAAGCATTTCCGGCGATGGCGAGATTTCAGCCGCAACGCTGACCGGCATAGGGGCTGCGATTGCTGCGCTGTCCGGCTCTGGCACGGCGGCAGGGTCGACCGCTACCGGAGCGGGCGCTATGTCGGCTGATCTGGTAGTGACTGGAACAGGCTTGACTACGGCAAATGTGGGGCAGGCCGTCTGGACGTACCTTATAAGCGGGAACGAGGCGCAAGACTTGCTGGCTGCGGCGGGGTCTGCTGGCGACCCGTGGATTACCGCGCTGCCCGGTGCGTATGCGCCAGGAACAGCCGGGAACATCATCGGGAACCTGCTTGTTGATATTGGCGACAGGCTGATTGAAAACGGGCTGACCCAAGACGAAGTGACGCGCATCATGCTGGCGGCGCTTGCCGGGAAGCGTCAAGGGCTTGGCACGGCAACGGAACAATACCTCTCTCAAGACGAGGCTACCGTCCGCGTGGCATTCACCCCGACCGACTCAAACGGGAACGGGGATACGACCGTGGATGGTTCTTGATGCTGCTTAAAAAGGGCGTATTTGCAGGGGTTTTGTTCGCCGGGTCGCTGTTCGGCGCTGCGGAAGCCCCTGCGCCTACTCCGTCTACCGGAGGTGGTGGTGGATGGTACGGCAAGCATTCGTGGAAGAAAAAGCGGTTCCACCAAGAGTTGCGAGAGTGGTTCACCGTTGAGGAAGTCAAGGAGAAGTATGAGGAACTGGTCGCAAATCCTCAGACGCGCCCCCTTGTGGCAAAAGCCGCCCCGGTGGTCATGGATGACCGCATCGACAAAGAGTCGGTCAAGCGGATTCTTGTCCTGTACAAGCAGAGCATTGACCTACTTCAACAGCATGATCGGCTGGCGCGGATTCGCCGTGACGATGATGACGTGATTATGGGAATTTTCTGATGATCTACGAGTTTCGATGTGTGTCGTGCGGGAAGTACCACGAACGGGTCATGCGCCTGAAGGAGTACGGCACCCCGCAATACTGCGACTGCGGTTCTGACCAGCCGATGACCAAAGTCATCCTCACGGCCCCGATGGGCTTTGTCCAGCAGGATGTTCACTACCAGTCCCCCGTTACCGGAGAGGTGATTACCAGCCGAACGGCAAGAGCGAACGATCTGGCAAAGCACAATTGCGTTGAGTACGACCCCGGCATGAAGCAGGACTATCAGCGGCGCATTGCCGATGAAGAAGCAAGAATCGAGAAAAACGTTGACCAGACAGTTGACCAATTTTTCGATGCTCTACCAGCCCGAAAAAAGGAAAAGCTCCTGGCGGAAGTGGCTGGCGGCGCAGACGTGACCCCCGTTCGACAAACTGTGGAGGCATAAATGCCGGATTTGGATATTGAAGCAGCAGCAGACCAGATCGGAACTGACCTTTTTGGTCACTCCGAGGAAGCAGAGACCCAAGAAGTGACGGAAAACGTCACTGATGAGCAGGTACTTGACGAAAATCGTCAACAGGAACAAGATACTGACGCAAATGGTCAGGTTGCCGAAGAAGTTGTTGCGCAGTCTGCCCCGAAGTCTTGGCCGAAGGAAATGCATGCGCATTGGGGGACTCTCCCGCCGCAAGTGCAAGAGTACTGGCAGACTCGGGAAAAGCAGATGCTTGACGGGCTGGAGGGGTACAAAACCCATGCCACCGTAGGCAAAAGCATCCTCGAAGTAGCGGCACCGTACCAGCAGATTATTGAGCAGTCAGGTGTTGATCTGCCCAAGGCGGTATCGCACCTGCTTGCGGCCCATGTGAGGCTGACGCAAGGCACCAACGAGCAGCGATTGGCTGCTTACAAGGACTTGGGTCGTCAACTTGGGTTTGGTGAAGAAGCTGGGCAGGCTGACCCTCATGCGATGGCCGCGTATCAGGCCGCGATGCAGGCTCAAAATGCTGTCCAGCAGTGGCACCAGCAACAGTTTGAGATGCAAAAGCAGCAGAAGGTTGCAGAAGTAGAAGATTTCGCCAAGGACAAGCCGTACTTTGATGAGGTAGCCGATGACATCGTTATCCACATCAATGCAGGCATGTCTTTGCAGGATGCTTATGATCGTGCGGTGTGGGCCAACCCAATCACTCGCGCCAAGGAGCAAGAGCGGCTTCGCAAGGAGTCCGTGGATGCTGCTAGGAAGGCGAACTTGGAAAAGGCAAATGCTGCAAAGAAGGCGTCCAGCATCAACATCCGTACTAGAGACACCGGCAAGGTTCCTACAGAGCCTCTTGGGTCAATGGATGACACGATGAAGCAAACCCTCGCCAAGTTGCGCGAGGAAGCTCGTTAACCATTCATAGGAGGCTACTATGCCGTCACCTAATAGCACTTTTACCGAACTGGTATCTACCACGTTCCGTAAGCACAAGAAGGAAATTGCTGACAACCTCAGCAACCGCAACGCTCTGTTGAAGTACATGATGAAGCGTGGCAACAAGCGTCTGGAAGATGGTGGTCTGACCATCGTCACCCCGCTGGATTACACGACCAACGGCACCTACCAGCGTTACTCCGATTGGGATGTTCTGAACATCGCCGCTTCGGACGTGATTTCGGCTGCTGAGTACCAGTGGCGTCAAATCGCAATCAACGTGGTGTCCAGTGGTCGCGAACTGCGCATCAACTCGGGCGACTCTCGCATCATCAATCTGGCGAAGGCCAAGCTGAAAAATGCGATCCGCACCTTCAACAACAGCTTCTCGTCTGACCTGTATTCGGATGGCTCGCTGTCCAACCAGATCAACGGCCTGCAAGCGATCATTGCTGACACCAACACCAACACCGTTGGCGGCATTGACGCGAACACTTGGACGTTCTGGCGCAATACGGTGACGGATGCTTCCGATCTGTCGGTGACTCCCTCGGCCACCACGATTGAAGGCTCCCTGATGCTGCCGACCTGGCTCACGGTTGACCGTGGCCCGGACGATCAGCCTGACCTGATTGTTGCTGACAACACCTACTACTCCTACTTTGAGTCCAGCCAAGTTTCGCTCAAGCGTTACTCTGACCAGACCAAGGCGGACGGCGGCTTTGTGACCCTCAAGTACAAGAACGCCGATGTGATCTTTGACGGCAACTCCGGTATCCCGTCGAACCGCATGTACTTCATCAACACGAACTACCTGGAACTGGTTGTTCACCAAGACGCAGACATGGAAGTGATGGACGAAATGCGTCCGGTGAACCAGGATGGCGCAGTTGTGCCGATCCTGTGGATGGGCAACCTCGTTTGCTCCAACCGCAAGCTTCAGGCTGTTATTAAGCCCTAAGGAGAGCGATCATGAGCTTTATCGCTGGTGTAACCCTCACTGCAAACGACTCCACCGCCCAATTTACGCCGGGTCTGGTGGTCGAGATGCAAAATGGCAAGAAGTACAAGTATGTCCAGTACGAAACCGCCGCTGGTTCGGTGGCGGCCGTTGCTGGCAACGTGTGCTACTACTACGCTCCTAGCGGTGTATCCGCTGGCGCAACCACTGTGGTGACTTCGGACCTGTCCGACTCTGCCAACGTGGGCGCTGGTGTGCTGCAAGCCGCTCTGACCGATGGTTACTATGGCTGGATTCAAGTGACTGGCACCGCTACGCTGACCACGGCTCTGACCGCTGGCGCGGACGGTAACGCGCTGACCGCTGTAGGAGCAACGGACGGAACGCTGGATGTGTCGGCCCTTGTGACTGACCATATCTGCGCGGTTGCGGTGGATGCCTCTGCCAAAATCGTGTTCTGTATGTTCCCCGAGTAACCGGACTCCGCCCCTTCGGGGGCGGTTTTACAATGCGTTCATGGTGAGCGCATTGCAAAACTGGAGGGTTCAATGAGTGAGCTTCAAGTCCGAGAAAATGCCCGTTCCTACGTTCGTTTCGAGTTGCGCCCCAAGGTTGATGTAAAGCAGACCGCAGAGCGCGGCATTACGGTGATGAGAGATGTGGAGTTTGTGCTGATTACTCCCGCCTACACCCGAGACGTGGTAGTGAAAGAGGTGAAGGACTGGAAAGCACAGATGGAGCGTCAGGTTGCTATGGGTCAGATGCCCGAAGGCGACCGGGAGCACTACCTGAAAGTTTACAAGCACTGGAAAGAAGGCTTGGAAGAGCCTTTGGACGGCACCCCCATTAAGGGTTGGCAACTTCTCTCTCCCGCACAGCAAGAAACGCTGATTGGGATGAACGTCCGCACTGTGGAGGACTTGGCCCGGATGAACGACGAGGGGTGCCGTCGCTTTGGAATGGGCGGGGTGGAGATGAAGCAACGCGCTGCTGCGTGGCTGGCGCAGGCTGACAAGGGCAAAGCGAGCATGGAAATGGCCCGCTTGACCAGCGAAAACGAGCAACTCAAAGCGTCTCTTGCCTCGCTTCAGTTGCAGGTAAAGGCGCTGATGAACAAAAGCGAGTTTGTGGACGTTCCACATGAAACACCGGGCATTTCAGCAAGTGATTTACTGGATGATGACGACCTGAAGGCTCAATACACTGCCAAATTTGGTTCCCCGCCGCATCACAAAATGAAGCCTGAGACGATCCGGCAAAAACTCATGGAGTGACCCATGTCTACCCTTCTGGAAATAGCAACGTCTTTCTGCCAACGCACAGGATTGCCCGTTCCGGCGTCGGTTGTAGGTTCAACTGACCCGCAGGTGTTGCAGATCAAGGCGCTGCTGGAGGAAGAAGGGAACGACTTGGCGATGCGCGGGCCGTGGCAGGCTTTGACGAATCAGGCCAGCCACACCACGACCGCGACTGAGGATCAGGGAGCCATTGATGACATTGCGACCAATGGCTTCCGCAAGATCATCAACGAGACGATTTGGGACAGGAACGACCGGCTCCCCGTTCTCGGCCCGGAAGATGCGGTGGAATGGCAGGCTCTCAAGGCGCTCGTCATCTCTGGCCCGCGATACCGCTATCGCATTCGCCAGGGTCACCTACTGGTCAATCCGGCTCCGCCTGCCGATCACTCTTGGTACTTTGAGTACATCTCGAAGAATTGGATCGTTGATACTGGCGGCACCAGCTACAAGCAGTATTTCACCGCCGACACGGACGAGCCTCTGCTGCCGTCTGACTTGGTGCTATTGGGGCTGCGCTGGCGTTGGATGAAGGAAAAGGGTTTTGAGTACGCAGAGCTGTTCCGCACCTACGAATCTCAGGTCAAGGATCAATTGGGCTGGGATGGCGGGAAGAAACGCCTGTATCTGGACAACCGCAATTGGGACGGCCCGAAACCGGGCATCTGGGTGCCCGATGGCTCGTGGCAAATTCCTTAAGGATCAATGACTTATGAAGAATGAGCCGGTGTGGAAGCGGTTTGAGGACAAATACGTTCCGGTGCCTGAGTCTGGTTGCTGGCTTTGGCTGGCCGCTGACAAGGGCGAAAACTCCGGCGGGCATGGCGTCTTTGTGATCTCGGGCAAGAAAAGAATGAGCGCGCACAGGGCCTCGTGGGTGCTTCACTATGGTGAAATTCCTGACGGAAAGAGCGTTCTCCATAAGTGTGACGTTGCCCCTTGCGTAAATCCGGTTCATCTGTTCTTGGGCACTCAAGCGGACAACATTGCCGACATGGTTTCCAAGGGCAGACAAAGAGGGGCGGTCGGAGAGAGAAACAAGAACTCCAAGATCAAGGCGCGTGATGTTGAGTTTTTGCGGAAATTGAAAACTGCTGGCGTCTCAAACCAAAATCTTGCAAGAATATTTGGGATCAGCAAAAGCATGGTTTGGAATATTGCGTCCGGCAAGAATTGGATGCAGCCGTGACCGATGTTCGTTCCAAGACTGGCGCTGCCGTATCGAGTGACTTCACGTCCTCGTTTGGCACCCCTATTGTGGTGGATGACACCACAGGGGCTTGTACGCTCTCAGTCATGGACGCTGGCGGGAATATTCGGACGCTTTCAATGGTCACTGCGACCACGAAGTACGTTCGGAGAAAGTCTGCTGACGAGTCTCTAAATACCAGCACGACACTCCAGAACGATGATGATTTGGTGTTTCCGATTGCAGCCAGTGAGGAATGGGTTGCGGACGTAAATCTGGACGTTGGCGCGGCTCTGTCAACGACCGGATTCAAGGTTGCGATTACGGTGCCCTCTGGGGCTACGATGAGTCTTTGTGCGGTGGCATCCGCGTTCCCCGGAGCCAATACGTTCAAAAGAACCGCAACCTCTGGAACGGCGCTGGATTACACTGCGGCAACGGCGGTTGATACAAACTCGTCCGTCAGGTTGTTTTTGCGAGTGTTGAATAGCACGACCGCAGGAAATGTGCAGGTACAGTGGGCGCAAAGCACGTCCTCTGGGACAAATGTCACGGTTCGTGCGGGATCGTTTTTGGTTGCGGAGAAGGTATGAGACAGCCCCTAAAGACAAAAGCCCCGTCACGCAATCAAACGTCCTCGTCCATTTCCTATCCGGCTCCAGTAGGGGGCTGGAATGCTCGGGATGCATTGGCGTCCATGAAGGAGACGGATGCCGTCATCCTGGATAACTGGTTTCCGCAGACCTCCTATGTTGAGATTCGAGGCGGCTACACGACTCACGCAACCGGAACCACGGGGAACATCAAAACGTTGGCCGTCTATAACGCGCTGGATGGCGTCAACGAGATGTTTGCCTACACTGCCTCGGGTATCTACGATGTGTCCTCTGCGGGTGCTGTAGGAGCTTCCAAACTTGCCCGAACCAACGGAAAGCACCAGTACGTCAATTTTGGTGACGGGACGAGCAACTGGCTCATTGCGGTGAACGGTGTAGACAAGCCAGCCTACTATGATGGCACGACTTGGACGGCTGTGGATGGGGCTTCTACGCCCGCTTTGACGGGTGTCACCACGACTACGCTGGTGAACGTCTTTGTGTCCAAAGGGCGACTGTACTTCATCCAGAAAGACTCGCTGTCGTTTTGGTATCTGGCTGCTGGCGCTGCTGGTGGCGCATTGACGGAATACGACCTGTCCAGCGTTGCCAAGAAGGGCGGCTACCTTGTCGCGGGGGCGACGTGGACAATTGACGCAGGAGATGGTTCGGATGATCGGGTAGTGTTCATCACCTCTCAGGGTGAGGCGATTATCTACTCTGGCACAAACCCCTCAAGCGCTGCTTCGTGGTCGCAGGTGGGTGTTTACGAGCTTGGGAACCCTATTGGATATCGCTGTTTTCAGAAATACGGCGGTGATTTGACGATCATCACTCAGAACGGTTTGTTCCCTTTGTCTGCTGCGGTGCAAAGTGCCGCGATTGACTACAAGCTGGCCTTGTCCTTCAAGATTGAGCGGGCCTTCAACGAAGCGGCTCGGGACTACAAGTACATCTGGGGCTGGGAAACCACTGTTTTCCCCGACCGCTCCGCGATGATTGTGAACATCCCTCAAGCGGAAGATGGTACTCATGTCCAGTACGTGATGAACACCATCACAAAGGCTTGGTGCCGTTTTACGGAGTGGGATGCAGAGACGTTTGCGGTATTTGACGAGGAACTGTACTACTCCAGTGGCACGACCGTGTACAAGGCGTGGGATGGCGCTGCGGACGGCACTTCGGACGTGGTGGCTTATGCGAAACAGGCATTTACCTACTTCCGCCAGCCTGGTGTTCAAAAGCAGATCAAGATGTTCCGCCCGGTCCTGAATATTGACGGAACGCTGTCGTTTTTGGTCGATATTGATGTGGACTTCCAAGATACCGAGTTGGCTGGGGTGGCGACGTATGTCCCCCCGACTGCGGCGGTATGGGGTACTTCATTGTGGGGTTCTGGTCTGTGGGGTGCGGGTCTGACCATCACAAAACAGTGGAATTCCCCTGCTCAGCAGACAGGGTATGCCTTTGCTGGGAAGCTGAAAATTGCAACAGATTCGCTGACAGTGCAGTGGATGAGCACGGATTACGTCTACGAGACAGGCGGCATTCTGTAAGGGCTTGCAAAGCCTTGATTGCTGGCACATAATCCGTTTAGTTCCGCGCCGACAGCGCATCTTATACAGGAGAGTTGTCGGATGGCCTTCACTTGGGACGATATTTTCAGGCAGCAAGGGGTGCAAATCCCTCAACAACCCATTCCGGGGACGGGGCGGGTTGATACCTTTGCTGACATTTACGGGACTGGCGGGTCAAACCCTGTTCAAGGCGTTCCCGCGCCTACCCCTACCCCTACCCCTGCGCCGACCGCACAGAATTTGCCCGCAAACTGGTGGACAAACCCGTTTTACTCAAACGTTCCGGGCTGGGGGCGTAGTCCGGGCGATGACAATGCGGCCTTTTGGGACCCGTCTCGCTACCAAGACAGCCAATCCCGTGCCGCCGCTTGGAATGCCTTGGGACAACCCTCTGTGGACTATTTGGGCCGATCCGTAACGGCTCAGGATGGTGGCGGTGTCATCTCTTGGGGCGGGCAAAAGATTGCTCCGAACACGAACAACGGGTTCGCGCAGGTTTTCCAGCCGACCAGCAGCGGGCAGATGGCCCCATCGGCTCCCCCTGTGACCGCGCCAGCGACTACCACGACAACCCCGAATACCACGACCAACACCACTCAGACCACGCCGGGTTCTGGGACAACCAATAGTGCTGGCCTAGGAACCCAAAATGCAACAGGTGTTGCAAATCCGCAACAGCAGTCTACTCAGAACAAGACGCCCGGACAGACGGTTTTGGGCGGCCAGTTGAATGCTGATTTGTCGGTGTCGAACCCGCGTCGTCGTGTGGCGAATGCGATGGTGGTTCGCAGATGAGACGGGTTGTGGTGGGGCAGCCTGTAGTGGATTGGGTGGCCCAAAAGACGGATGCAGAGTTTGGCCCCTCGGTGGGATTTGGGGTTGAGCGGGATGGTGAGTTGGTTGCGGGTGTGGTGTTTTGCGCCTACAACAAGGCATCAATGTTCATTCATGTAGCAAGCGATGGCAGTCGGCAGTGGGTGAGCAAAGAGTTGTTGAAAGCAGTCTTTGACTACGCATTCAGACAAGTGGGCGTCAAGGTGTTGATTGGCACGGTGCCCGAGTCGAACAAAGATGCTCAGAGATTTGATGAACACGTTGGATTTGTCAGGACTTCAACGATTCCTGCGGGGCACCCAGAGGGTGATTTGTACATCTACACGATGACGCGGGAACAATGCAGATGGGTGAAACATGAGTAAACCGAAGGCTCCGCCGCCGCCAGATTACGCAGCCGCCGCTACCGCTCAGGGCGCTGCGAACATTGATGCGGCTCGCACTCAGGGGCGGATGAACAACCCCAACGTGGTGAACCCCTACGGTCGCCAGATGGTGACGTGGGACGGGGACACTCCGACCCTCACTCAAACACTCTCGCCCGAAGAACAGGCGATTTACGAGCAGGACGCTGCCAATAGGCTTGGAATGGGCCGTCTTGCGAACCAGGGGATCGGCTCTGCTCAGGGAATCATTGGCTCCGAACTGGATTTGGGTGCTGCGGGCGATGTTCCCGAAGCCTATCAGATGGGTGCAGGCCCGGAGGCGCTGAGTCTTGCAACTCTGTCCCCCATGATGCGCAACTATTACGGCGCTCAAGGGTTGCCGGACTTGACCTCTGGCGAGCAGCTTCGTGGTCAGGCTATCGAGTCGTTCATGCAGCGCGGGAATCAGGACTTGGCGGATCGTGGCGAACAACTGCAATCCGATCTTCGTGCGCGTGGCATTGCCCCCGGAACGAAGGCGTATGAGCGCGAGATGCAACGCCTGGATCAGGCTCGAAACGACCTCAGAACTCAGGCAGAGCAGTATGCCGGTGGTGAGGCGTCTCGCCTTGCGGGGCTGGAAAGCTCTCGTCGTGGTCAGTTGTATGGCGAGCAGACCAACGATGCGAACCTTGGGTTCTCGCAAGATGCTGCTGTGCGGCAGGCTCAATTGGCTGCGCAGGGGCAGCGTTTCAATCAACAGGGTCAGGGGCTTGAGTTGGGCATGAGGGGCCAGAATCAGCGATTCTCGCAGCAAGACACTAATCGTCGCCAGCGTATTGCTGAGTTGATGGCTCGTCGTCAGGTGCCATTGAATGAGATTATCGGGCTGGCGTCTGGTTCTCAGGTGTCTAACCCGTTCTCGATGCCCGGATATGCGCAGAACGCTCAGGTTGCTGCGGCCCCAATTTTTGGCGCGGCACAAGCGCAAGATTCCGCAAATATGGGTCGTTATCAGCAACAGTCTGCCAACTTCAACAACATGGTAAGCGGGCTGGCAAGCTTGGGTGGCTCGGCAATCGGCGCTCCCAAGGGCACATTCAGTTTCGGGAGATGATATGGCTGATTTGTACGGACTTGAAGCATCTGGACTGCCCCCCGAGTTGGTTGCAAAACTGGCCGGCGTACAGGGTCGCAGAAAGATTGCCGAATCCATGCTACAGCGTGGGATGACGCCTATTCAGGTGCCGCAAGGGACTGCTAGCTGGACGCAGGCGCTTGCGCAACTTGCAAACGCCTACATTGGCCGAAAAGGGCTGGATCAAGCCGAAGAAGAAGCTCAAGGCATTGCGAATCAGCGGAAAGCAATGGTGTCTGAGGCGCTGGCGAACTACGAGAAGCAGCGTATGGGACAGGCCATGCAGACGGCTCCGTTTGAGGCGGATACGTTCCCCGGCGAGGCTCCGATGCAGGGCCTGAAAACCATCACGAAGCAGGCTGTCGCCCCTGACAAAGAGGCTGCATATCGCGGCGCAATGATGAGCGCATTCCCTGAGTTGCAGAAGGTGGCGACCACGGACTACAACATTGACGCCAAGAAAGAGGCTCGTGAGGATCAACAGGCTTTCCAGAAGGATCAGTTGAAGGCTCAGACCGAGGCTCGTGCGGCGGATCGTGCTGCGCAACGAGAGGCTACGATGGAGCGCGTTCGCGCTGAGATTGCCTCTCGTGAGTCAATGGGTCAGCAGGCTAACGACCTCAAGAAATATCTTGGGGTATTGCAAGCAGAGACGCGCAAGGACATTGCAGCATCTCGAAATGCAGGTGACAAGCCGCCTCTTGGATACCGGTACAAACCGGATGGCTCGCTTGAGCCTATTCCTGGCGGCCCGAAGGATTTGAGTGTCAAAAATCAGGCTATTGCAGAGTCTACCGCTATCAAGGGGAAATTGATTGCAGACAAGATTGATGAGGCACTTAATCAGGTAAGCGACTGGTCTACAGGCTTTACGGGCGGCGTTCTTGGAAAGGTTCCGGGGACTGATGCTTACAACCTGGACAAGACTTTGGACACCATCAAGGCCAACATCGGGTTCAATGAATTGCAGGCTATGAGACAGGCATCCCCGACTGGCGGCGCTTTGGGCCAAGTTGCCGTTCGAGAATTGGATATGTTGCAAGCAACCCTTGGCTCGCTTGACAAGGGGCAGGACTCGAAGCAGCTTAAATCGAACCTTGAGCGCGTACAAAAGCATTACCAGAACTGGAAGAAAGCGGTGGATCAGGCCGCAACTCAAGAGGGCGGGAACGCAATTCCGCAAGCATCAGCCCCGGAGAAGAAACGACAAGTCTGGAACCCAGTGACGAAAAAGATTGAGGAGCGATAATGCCCATTGTTGAAATTCCGGGGAAAGGTGAGGTAGAGTTCCCTGACAACATGAGCAACGAGGATATTGCCGCTGCTATCGAGGGCATGGTTAATCCTGCCCCATCGAGCGCGAGAGTTGCTGCAAACGCCGCAAACAAGGCCATTGCTGGCATTCCAGACGCCTTGCTGAATACTCCCGCAAACGTCATCAACCTGCTAAAAGCGGGCCTTGGTACTGCCGCCACTGCCGCAGGTCGCGTTGATCTTGCGCCGGATATCTCTCCGCCCCCCAATATTGTGCGCGGCCTTTTTGAGAGAGCCGGACTTATCTCAGACGCCCAAGAGCCAAAGACTGCAAAACAGCGAGTGCTGGACGCAGTTGTTCAGGGCGGTGTAAGTGCGATGGTAAATCCCGCTCGGTCAATGCCGTCGCTCGTGTCAAATGCGGGCACTGGCGCTCTGAGCGGACTTGCTGCGCAGCAGACGAAAGAGCTTACTGGAAGCGACGCTTTGGCCGCTACCGCTGGATTGTTGACTTCGGCAGCAATGAATGTTGCTTCTGACAGAGCAAGGACAAAAGTTGCCGAAGCCGCGTCCAGACAAAAAGCAAATTCAGTGCGCGATGCCAGTCTTGCTGCGGCGCAAAAAGAGGGCTATGTGATTGAGCCTTCCGCCGTTCGCCCTAATGCGCTAAACAATGCGCTTGAGAGCATCGCTGGTAAGGCGGCAACCACGCAAGAGGCGGCTATCAGGAACCAGCCGGTCACGAATCGGCTTGCTGCAAAGGAGCTTAACCTTCCTGACGATACAGCGTTGACTCCGCAGGTATTGAGTCAATACCGAGACTCAGTTTCGGCTCCCTATTCGGAAGTTAAGGCGCTTTCTTCTGGCGCTGCTGACACGCTCAAAAAGCTTCAAGAGGCGCGTTCTGAGGCCAGGATTCAGCAGAAGTATTACGACGCATCCTTGAAGCCTCAAGCATTGGCCGCAGCAAAGGCCGCGAAGGCCAGAGAACAGAATCTTGAGGCTTATTTGGATCAGATTGCGACAAATCGTGGTCGTCCTGATTTGGTTCCGGCCATGAAAGATGCGCGGGCCAAGATTGCCAAGTCCTACGAGATTGAAGATGCACTTAATCTTGGAGACGCAAACGTATCGGCTCCCGAGATTGCGCGCTCCTTGCAAAGCGGATCACCGCTTACAGGGAACCTGGAGACTATCGCAAAGTTTGCGGCAGGGCCGGGAAAGCGTGTAACCAGAGAAGGTGAGGCCGTTCCTCCTCCGGGGGTAAGCCAGATGCGTCCTATTGCCGCTCTTGGCGGAGCCGCTATTGGTTCCAGTTCTGGAGGGGCGGCTGCTGGACTTCTTGGGGGCGGAATCCCTCTCTTGGCTGGCCCGGCTCGTAATTTGATTTTGTCCGAGGCTTATCAAAAATTGATGGCAAAGCCCTCTTATGATCCTGGCATGACAAACAAGATTTTGTCCAAATTGGACGGCAATTCGCGGGATGAAATTGTCCGCGCATTGCTGGCAACGCAAGGAGTTATGCAATGAGCTACAACGGTGCTGGTGTATTCCAGATCAACTCTACCGGACAGCCTGTAGTCAACGGGACGGTTATCAGTGCAAGTGTGCATAACACGCTTATGTCTGATATTGCCTCTGGCCTAACCAATTGCATCACAAAGGACGGCCAGCAGACGGTCACGGCAAACATTCCAATGGGCGGGTTTAAGTTCACCGGGATGGCTTCTGGTTCTTCGTCCACGGACTCTGCGCGGATTGATAACTGCAACATTCTCAATATGTGCGAGTTTCGCCTTACCGGAAGCTCTGGCGTTCCTGTAACGACCAGTGATGTAACGGCTATTGAGACCTTGTATTTCACGCCCTATCGAGGAAACCGTATTGCACTTTATGACGGCTCCAAGTGGGTGATGCGACAAGCCGCAGAATTGAATATTGATGTTCCTGACGCAACGAACGTTTACGATGTGTTCATCTATGACTCATCGGGGATTCTTGGATCGGAGTTGGTGGCGTGGTCTACCACAACTGCCCGGGCTACTGCACTAACCACTCAAGACGGCGTGTTGGTCAAGTCTGGCGACGCTACTCGCCGGTACGTTGGCTCGTTCTATTGCACGACCGCCGGGAATGGACAGACAGAGGATTCTGTTGCGAATCGGTATATCTGGAACTACTACAACCGTATTCCGCGCCCGCTTCGCGTTGTGGGGACAAGTTCGTGGAACTACACGACAGCTACATGGAGACAAGCCAACAACTCCTCCACAAACCAGCTTAATTTTGTGGTGGGCTGGGCGGAAGATGCCATGACTGCCGATGTGGTTGCCAACTTTTCAAACACAGCTAGCGCAATTGGGTACGCAGGCATTGCCTACGACTCAACAACTGCTCCGGCATCCAACATGATTTCTTCGCTGAACGCGGGGACGACCAACAACATGTCTACCCGGGCAAATGTGACGGTGTACCCGGCAGTTGGAAAGCACTACATTTCGTGGCTTGAGTATTCTCAAGCGTCAGGGACGACGACTTGGTTTGGGGCAACTGCCTTGTATGCGTCAGGCATTTATGGGGAGATTCTGGCATGAGCGACGAGAAGAAAGAGCAAAAGGGCGCGTTGGCAAAAGTTGTGGATGCGCTCATGGGCAAGAAGGAGCCGCCCCCGATGGCGCAGTACGTCAACCCCAACATGCCGCCTAACTACAAGATGAGCGATTTGGAAGCAGATCGGCGCAAGAACGCAATCAACACGATAGGAGTGCGAGGATGAACAAGCAAGATCGAGAGAAATTGAAAGAAGCCGTTCGGCTGCTTCGTGAGGTACTGGAGCGCCACTCTGCTGTAACGGCTCTGGATGAGATTGATCCCGAAGGTGGTGCTGGCGGCCCCGGGACTCCACCGCCTCCCCCGCCCCCTCCCGGCCCGTGAGGGTAGCGTCCATATTGCTGATGTGGGTCTTTTTGACCCACTTCGGCTATGACTGGATCAGCGAGGCAACGGGGATTCATCGGGCAACGGTGTTCTATGTTTTGATGGGCGTCTGGACGGCGCTCTTGTGTGTGTTCATTCAGTTTGTGTTGTGGAGTAGGCGGGGAGAGCTAGCGGTTAGACTGGTGATCCTGGCAACGGGGATTGGGGCTTTAGAGGGGTTGCAGATGTTGTGTCTTTTGCTTGGGCCTGCACCGGACGGGATCAACGCCTGCGACTATCACGCCGGGTTGCCAATAACAGTCACATCGGCAACTGTGTATGTGCTGTACATAGCATGGAGTTTAAGAAAAAATGCAAGAGCCGATTGATTTTGTGGCGTTTGTGGTGGCGGTGCTTGCCATGATTGCCAGCAAGGAGGTGGCGGTGTTGGTGGGGCCTTATGCCGCGATCATGGTCTTGGCGTGTGCTGGATCAGCGTTGAGTCTATCGCTCTCGGATCAGGACTTTACTCTGCGTCAGGCTGTCTTTTACGTTACGCTGAGAGTGTTGCTGGCGATAGTCCTCACGATTGCGCTGGCACAACTGCTTGAGAGCGTGGCAAGCTGGGCAAAGCCTAAGTACACGGTGGCTCCGCTTGCGTTTGTGATCGGGTACATTCGAGACTACAAAGCCGTGTTCAAGTGGCTGGCTGAAACGGCTAAAGGACTTGTGGGGAAGAAATGGCTGAATTGATTGTATTGAATCTGCTGATTTGCTCGTTTGGCGGTTATCTCTGCATTTGTCGGCTGAGAGTCATCGGCCCGCAGACCAAAACCCCTATTCGGGTGCGTTACGTGATGTGGTTCACTCTGTTTGCAGCGTCGGGCATCTCGTGGCTGTTTGGGATACCCGCCACATTGGGGCAGATCGTGATGGCGCTGGGCGTTATTGTTGACCTAGCCCTAGGATTCAATGCGTGGAAGAATGGGCAACCCGGATACGCGAGGCAGGCATGAAATGCTCTGAGAGAGGCAAGGAGCTAATCAAGGAGTTCGAGGGATGCATTCTCAAGCCCTATAAAGACGCTGTAGGGCTTTGGACGATTGGGGTAGGCCATCTTATCAAGGAGGGGGAGAAGTTCGATTCCTTGACCTTGGATCAAGCGATGGAGCTACTTGGGAAGGATTTGGAGTGGGTGGAGGCTTGCATCAACGGTACGGGGTTAACCCTCACTCAGAACCAGTTTGACGCGCTCTGCTCGCTGGTGTTCAATATCGGTTGCGGGGCCTTTCAGGGTTCCACATTGCTTCGTAAACTCAAGGCAGGTGAATCGGCGGCATCAGAATTCCTAAGATGGAACAAAGCTGGCGGCGTTGAGTTGAAGGGGCTAACCCGGCGCAGAGAGGCAGAGATGCGCCTATTTTTGGAGGCAGAATGACCAAAGATGAAGTGCGAGCCAAGGCCAAAGAAGTCGGCCTGAGAGTCCGTGACAGCTTCATGGACGACATTGCCGAAAACCTGCTCTGGATGTTTGTGGGTTTTGTGGGTGGGTTTGTACTAGCTAAACTCTTGTGAACCCATACCTCATCCTAGGCATCGTCCTAGCATGTTTGGCCTCTGCCTTCGGTGGCGTTCACGTAGGGAAGAAGCTGGAACGCGCGGACTGGCAGGAGAAGGAAATCCGCCAGCAGGCCGAATATCAGGCAACTTACAAACGCCTGACCGACTCCGCAAGGGAGAAGGAACGTCAACACGTCGAGCAGACCGCTCAAGCCCAAAAGGAGTACCAGGATGCGCTCACTAAGCAACGGCGTCTGTATGACGCTGAAAACGCTCGCCTGCGTGATGGTTCTATCGTCCTGCGCGTCCCCGTCACAACGACCTGTGGAAGTGCCTCCCCCGAAGCTGGCTCCGATCCCTCCCGAAGTACTGGTAGAGCGACAGCCGAACTATCGGGGGAGATTGCTGAAGCTATTGGGCGCTTCGGATCAGAAGTTGACGAAGTAGTACACCAGTTGAAACTTTGCCAATCCATCATCGTAAAGGACAGACAATGAGCAGATTTATCCTCACTAAAGACGGTGTGACCGTGTATGACTCTGGCGCGGAAGTGGTCAATCCTCCGCCTCCTCCTCCTACCTTCGTCAGCGGCACCGGCCAGCTTCAGCAGAAGGCAGACTGGCCCGCATGGCAACCGGGTGGCTCTCCTAATACATGCGGTGCACCCCGCTTGTCTCTGTCTGCCGGGACGGAATTGGCAATCAAGTTTAATGCTGCGGACTTGCTGTTGGCCGGAACCCAGCAAGGCAATTTCTCGGTTTACGAGTCCTCTAAGCTGCAACTGACCATTGCTACCGAACCTTGGATGCAATACGAGCCGGGCGGGCTGACTCCTGCGATTATGGCGCTGTCGGGCAAGGATGGGATGAAGTTTGCGTCGTTTGACAATCCTGCAAGCGATCAAACGCTGAAAGATAATGGCTACAAGCGGTTGCCTGCGGGCGCTACGCTGTACGTCAACTTCAAGCCCCTGAACAACGAGCCTTTAAGTTTTACCCCGTTGTACGGGTATTGAGGCCCCTTACGGGGGCCAGTCGGCGCGTTACTTACCATTGCTGGCTTGACCACTAGGATGTATACGCGCAAACAAACACAGGGAGAGGGTGGCCGGTGCTGATCTCCGGCTTTCTGTCAGGCACTCCGCGCCATACATTCGGACAGATCGTGTATGGCCTTAGCGGAACCTCTCGCGTCAGCCCGCGATACTGCGCACCCTCTGGTGCTGGCACTGTTCTAGACGCCTGCCATTAGAAATGGTGCGGGCCTTTCGGTTCCCGTTTCCAATGGGCTTATGACACAGTGCCAGCACCAGAAAGAGCTAGCCTTCCTCTTTTTGCACGATGGCAAGCGAAACACTTTCTGACGGCTTTGCGTAAACAGACAGTGTTACCGGGACGTTGACTGTCACCCGCTCATTACCAGTCACCGCCGCTACCAACGCATCCCACACGCCCAGCCAGCCCTTGCGGTGTGCTTGAATCGTCTGGGTAAGTACTACCTGCTTCCACTCACTCATTTTTCACCTCAATCCTATTCAGCATCACCAGCGCACATTGTACGCTGGTGATAGCGGTCAATCGACCAAAAACAACCGGCGTTTCCTGTACTCGTTGTGCCACCGTTTCCGTGTTTCCTGAATCTCCAGCGAACTCATGACGCCGTGGCCCTCAATCTTGTCCTGGCAACCTGCGCAAAAGTCGATGAAGTCTGGCTCTTGTCCGCTGACAAATCCGAAAACCTTTCCGTGATCCCGACAAATCGGCGCGTCGCAAGTGAAGCTGACTGAGCACATAGCCTCAAGGCTTGTAACGCGGAAGGGGGGCTTGCCGCGCTCTTTCACCACTTCGGCCTCAACCATCCCGATCACCTTGTCGCAATATGCAATTGCTGGCGCATCACAGAAGAGGACTCGCACTCTAGAGGTAGGATGGCTCTCATGGCGTATTTATGGCGCACTAGGCGGCTCCGGTAGGGG